CCCAAGTAAACAAGGTGCTCCAAAAGCAATTAAAAGAGAATTACCAAGTTTTTTAAAATTCAATCAGTTAGGACTTAAAACAAAATAATTATGAGCGTAAATTTAAAAATGGAAAAAATATTGAAAGCCAAAAGTGACTTAGATAAAAAATTAGTTAATGAAGGGTTAACCAATAATCAAACAACTATGTTGAACGAAATTAATCGTCGTTTAAATGAGGCTCCTGTTAGTTATGATGGTCCTGAAAGAATGGAACCGGGTATTGAAAGACAAATTAATCAAAGAGAAACCCCATATAAAGAACATCCAGCATTACCACAAGATGGTGATAGAGATTTCATTGAAATGATTACCTCTCAACGATTTAAAGACTCTGTAGACAAAGTAAGAAGATTTTTAGGTGATACTACACCAATTCAGGGAAATAATCCAATGATGGGACTAATGAGTTCTGTAATGGGTAGTTTACAACAAATTAAAAGAGTTGAAGTTCAAAACAAAGAATATCTTGAAAACTTGGCAGTTGATTTAGTTAAAAAAGAATTAGGTATTCCTGAAGGTCAATTACAGTTTGAGGTTGAATTAGTTAATGGACCAATGGGAGCGTCTGAAGGAATGCAAACACAACCGGAACAACCGGACGAAGAAGATGTCGAAGAAGCATTCAAAGAAAGCGAAGAACACCAAGAAGAAATAGAAGACTTTATGGATTCTATGGAAAAATTCAATTTAGAGAAAGCAAAAAGAAGAATGATTAATTCATTAGTTCAAGGAGCGGCATTTAAAGGTGGACATATGTATACATTAGTTAGTGACGAGATAAATAGATTAAGTCCAAACTTACTAAACCTATATGGTGTTACACAATCATTGATGGAACACTTATATTGGTTATATCCGGATATGGAAAATATGGCCGGTGGTGGAGGTGGTCAAATGGGACAATCAGAATCTGACCCTGAAACTGACCCACCAACAATTAAAGCGAAAGCATTTACATTCCCTTTATTAGTTCACGAAATAGTTAAAGGTATTTATTCATTATATGGTGACCAAGGATTACCAAACGACCCTGTTCAAAGAAGTATGGTTGTCGGTGCTGAGGATACATTACCAGCAGAAATATGGGATTCAAGATTAGGTCCAATATTTTGGGAAAAATTCAGAGATTCTTGGCCTGATAAATTATATGAAGACGACCAAAGACACCTTCAACAATACTTATTTATGAAATTGTCTCAATTAGAGGCGAAAGATTTTATTGTATTAGCGAAAGCCATTATGGCTGATAAACCTGAAGCAAAAGAGGTAATAAATAGAATGGTTGCAGAAATCGTTGAAATCCTTAAAAACCACGAGTATGAATCAAAAATGTCTGATGACGAAGATGATGAAGACGATAGTGAAAATTATGGTGATTACGGATTTGATGACTTAGATGACTTAGATGATATTGATTTATCTTCGTTAGGATTCTAAAAATTACCGACAACAGTATGTATGTCGAATTTAACAAAAGAACAAGTATTAATAGAATACGTAAAATGTAGTAGAGATATTGAATACGCACTTAAGACGTATTTAGAAACTTATGATAACACCGTTAAAAAATATGTTCCATTGGAACTTTTTCCGGACCAGTTAACATTACTGAATGACTACGAAGAATACAATGAGAATATAGCATTAAAATACAGACAGGCCGGGGTATCAACAGTTACCGCGGCTTGGATGTCTAAAAAACTTGTATTCGCAAGAAAAGAAACTCCCGAAAAAATATTAATTATCGCCAATAAGTTGGATACTTCATTGGAGATGGCGAACAAGATAAAAGCGTTCGTTGGTCAATGGCCGTCTTGGACAGGTGTAGATTTTGATAAAGCAAAAAATTCCCAAAAACATTATAAGTTAACAAACGGATGTGAGGTTAAAGCCGTTGCAACATCTAAGGATGCCTTGCGTGGATTTACACCAACCATACTTGTATTTGATGAGGCGGCGTTTATTGAGGCAGATAGTGATTTCTGGTCTGCCTGTATGGCGTCCCTATCTACGGGGGGTAAAGTAATTGTGGTTTCAACACCTAACGGTTATGACGCAATTTACTATGAAATATACGACCAAGCGTTACGTAATATGAATGACTTCAAAATTACGGAAATGTTTTGGTATCGAGACCCAAGATACACCAAAGATTTATTTTTTGTTAAAACAGATAACATTATTCATTATTTGTTAAACAAAGAGGAATATGACCCTAATGGATTTATTGATTGGGGTAGTAAATCATATGACGCTCGAAACTTTGATGATGTTAAATTATTAATGAATGACGGATACAAACCTTGTTCATCTTGGTTTGAGGCGATGGTTAAGAAATTAAAATACGATAAACGTAAGGTTTCTCAGGAGTTAGAATGTAACTTTTTAGGTTCCGGAGATAACGTATTTGATTCTCTTATGATGCAAGATATTCGTGAAAATCAAATCCAAGAACCTATTAACAAATTGATGGGGAATGCTCTTTGGATTTGGAAGGAACCGGTTGTTGGACATAAATACATTATGGGTGTCGACGTTTCCCGTGGGGATTCTGAAGATTTTAGTTCATTTCAAATTGTTGATTTTGATGAAAGAGAACAAGTTGCTGAATATGTTGGTAAATTACCACCCGATACTATGGCTGAAATTTGTCATAAATGGGCTGTTATATATTCTTGTTTTGTCGTTATCGATATTACAGGTGGTATGGGTGTTGCAACTTCAAGAAAACTCCAAGAAATGAATTATCGTGATTTATATGTTGATGGTGTTGATGTCTCTAACAAATGGAAATACGACCCAGCCGCGGCAGATAAAATTCCGGGATTAAATTTTAATAATAAAAGGGTTCAAATTATTGCCTCATTTGAAGAGGCGATGAGACATAAATTTAGGATTTATAGTTCTCGTTTAAATAATGAGATGAACACCTTTGTATATATCAATGGTAGACCTGACCACCAAAAAGGACATCACGATGATTTAATTATGTCAATCGCGATGGCGACGTATGTTGCGGAGTCTTCTTTTGGAAAATTAACTAAAGTTACGGAACAAACTAAAGCGATGTTAGATTCTTGGTCCGTTAACAATAATGAATCAATTAAAGAAAACATCAATTTTAACCCTGTAATCCCACATTATCAAGATAGAATAAATCAATTTAACAGCCAACAAGTTAGTCGAGACGATTATCAAAAATATGGTTGGTTATTTGGCGGAATGTAATATTTATTTAAAAAGAATAAATGGGATTTGATAGTAGAAAAAAATCGGGTAATATAATCGGGGGGTCAAGACTTAATGTTATTGGTCAGGGGATTTATAATGTGAAAATTATCCCACCTGGATTTACTAAGCGTTTACCTGCGTATGCCGATGCTGGTGGAAACCCACCAAGTCAAACACCAAGTAACACTCCAACTCAAACTCCAACACTATCAATAACCCCATCAAATACGCCAACACCTACATATACTCCAACACCAACTCAAACTGCAACACCATTATATTGTGATTTTAGTTATTATGTTAACGCAATCACTCCAACTCCAACATCAACATCATTAGCGTGTGATTTCACATATGAAGTCGAATTATTTACAAATACCCCAACACCAACCCCAACACCAACTCCAACACAAACAATAACACAAACACCAACACAAACTGAGACGCCAACACAAACACCAACACAAACTGAGACGCCAACACAAACTCCAACACCAACACAAACTGAGACGCCAACACAAACCCCAACACAAACCCCAACATCCTCTCCATTACCACCAACAGTTGAGTATTTCCAAGATTGTTGTGATAGTCTTACCGTATATAAAGTTGGTGGTGTATCAACCCCTATTATTGTTGGTAACACTTATTACATCAACACTGATGGATTTAGTGGTTGTGGGACTGCGGTAAGTGGTCCACCATATAATAGTCAATCTTTAATTATTAGTGTTACATCATACTCAAATTGTGTTCTGTGTGAGGTAGACAATCCTTGCCCAACACCAACACCAACACCAACAATGACAGTAACACCAACAAATACTCAAACCCCAACGGTTACACAAACACCGACGGTTACTCAAACACCAACTAATACACCAACAAATACTCAAACCCCAACTAATACACTTACACCTACACCTACTCCAACAGTTTGTATTCCACAAATGATATATAGTGGTGAAAAATTTATTAATATACCACTTCATACTAGTGCGTCTTTCAAACCGGATGGTACGATATTATATATTGCAATTCATAATGGTTCACCAACTGATAGTGTATGTGCTTATTCATTATCAACACCGTGGGATGTTTCAACAATTACATTACCACTAATAGGATGTTCAATTGCTGTTCCGGTAATTTCCGGATTAACCCCTACTAGTGTAATTGGTCATCATTTTTCACCGGACGGTAGTAAATTATTTGTAGTTGAGACAGCATCAAAAAGTGTCCTTAGATATATATTATCAACATCGTGGGATGTTACAACATCTAGTTATTCACCCGGTGACTTATTTACTATAGTTGGTTTAACTCCGTCACATATTGATTTTACCCCTGACGGTTTATTTATGTTTGTTACTGTTACGGGTAGCCTTCTTAAAAAATATAGTTTAACCACACCTTGGGTTATAAATACGGGGGTTGTGGAAATTCAATCAATTTCCAACTCAATTGTTTCCGATTTTACTTTTCAAAATAGTGGAACTTATTTGTTTTCAATAGTATCAGGTCCAAGTATAAGAAGACAAACACTATCTACACCGTATGATTTAACTTCAATTGTTCCTGTTTTAACTCAGACAGAAAATGTAAGTAGTTTTATTTCAGGAGGTAATCTTTATTCTCTTAATTTTAAAGATGGTTATAAAGGGTTTATTGGTGGTTATTACTCAACCGGTTTGAACGGAATTACAGCTTTTAATCTTACCTGTGAATACGATATTAGCGGGACTTTAATATTACCAACACCTACTCCAACACCAACTCAGACGGTTACACCAACCAATACAGTTACTCCAACACCAACATTACCACCATCGTTTGTTTCAGTATGGAGAACAACAACACCATCTGAAAGTATTACATTACCATATTCACCATCAGGAACATATAGTGGAACAATAGATTGGGGCGACGGTAGTATATCCGCTAACACATATGCAAATAGAACACACACATACTCATTATCAGGTAATTCTACTGTTACAATTTATGGAACAACTAATGGTTGGGCGTTTGGTAATACTGGTGACATATTAAAAATTAGAGAAGTTTTAAAATGGGGACCATTAAAAATTAGTAATGGTGCTCAAGTTTTTAGAGGATGTAGTAATTTAGTATTAACCGGTGTTACGGACACTATTGATTTAACAAGTGTTAATAATTTAATTTATATGTTTGGAGGTTGTTCATCTCTTACAACCATCAACAACGTTAATAGTTGGAATGTTTCAGGAATTACCGTTATGAGTAATATGTTTCAATCATCAACTTTTGACGATGATATAAGTTCTTGGAGTGTTTCAAATGTTACAGATATGAATCGTATGTTCCAATTTGGAGCATTTAACCATAATATAAATTCGTGGAATGTTTCAGGGGTTACAAGTATGGAAAATATGTTTAGACAATCTTCTTTTAATCAACCATTATCAGGTTGGAATGTTTCAAAGGTTACATCTACTATGGCAGGTATGTTTGATGGAACCTTATTTAACCAAGATATAAGTATGTGGAATGTTTCAGGGGTTACAAGTATGAGTGGTATGTTTAGATACACCCCATTTAATTATTCTCTTAATAATTGGAATGTTTCAAAGGTAACAAATATGTCTAATATGTTTTATGGTGCGTCATTTAATTTACCATTATCAGGCTGGAATGTTTCAAAGGTTACAAATATGAATTCTATGTTCGCATCAACTTCACAATTTAACCAAAACATTAATTCGTGGAATGTTTCAGGTGTTACAGATATGGGTTCTATGTTTTATCAAAACGCATATTTTAACCAACCATTATCCGGATGGAGTGTGTCAAACGTTAGAAATATGTCTTTTATGTTTTACAATTCACCATTTAATTATCCTATTGGTAATTGGGATGTTTTAAATGTTACAGGAATGACATCTATGTTCCAAAGTTCATCATTTAACCAAGACATCGGAAATTGGAATATATCGGGAGTAACCAATTTCACTGATTTTATGTTTGCAAAAACACCGATTACATTCTCAACAATAAATTTAGATTCTATTTATAATGGATGGCAAACCAAAACACCGCAAACCGGATTAACAATTAATTTTGGTTCTGCAAAATACACATTAGCGAGTCAACCGGGTAAAGATATACTAACAGGTTCAACTATGAGCGGTGGATATGGTTGGACAATAACAGATGGGGGGATATAATATATGGGAACAATTTTAAAAATATTATCAATAAATTACGACGGACAATTCGCCGACATTACCTTTTACCCTTGTTCGGGTGGGAGTATTAATATCGGTGAAGTTAACTTACCATATAATTATTATTCGGAAAATTACTACGGAACATATAACATTTATTTACTTGATTCGGGTAAAACTTGTTTGTTAAATGTTCCTTGTTTAACACCTACGCCTACTCCAACAACAACAATGACATTAACTCCAACAAATACTCCAACACCAACAAACACACCCGCACCAAATTGTGATTTATTAGGTTTAGATATTACAACCCCAACCCCAACTCCAACACCTACAATGACACCAACACCAAGTTCTACACCATTATTACCATTTATATCTGTGTGGAGAACAACATCTCCGTCTGAGAGTATAACATTACCTTATTACGGTTTAGATTATTCAGGAACCATTGATTGGGGTGATGGAAATTTTTCGGCGAATACATTTGCAAATAGGACACATATTTATACAACTCCTGATGACTATGTAATAACTATTACAGGTAAAGTTAATGTGTGGTCGTTTTATTATACACCAACAAGTAAACTTAAAATAAGAGAAATAACACAGTGGGGATGTCTTAACATAACTCAACTATCATATAATTTTTATGAGTGTTCTAATTTAATATTAACAGGTGTTACTGACACTCTAAATTTATCTCAAGTGACAAATTTAACATATATATTTCGTGGATGTTCGTCTATTACAACCATAAATAATATTAATAATTGGGATGTTTCTAACATTACAGGTATGTCAGGAATGTTTGGTCAAAGTAATTTTAACGATAACATTAATAATTGGGATGTTTCGGGAGTTGAGGATATGAGTTATATGTTCCAAGGAGCAACATCTTTCAACGAACCATTATCTGGTTGGACTGTTTCAGGTGTTACAAATATGTCGAATATGTTCCAAGGAACAACATCTTTCAACCAACCATTATCAGGTTGGAACGTTTCAAATGTTGCGTCTATGACATATATGTTCCAAAATTCACAATTTAATCAAGATATTAATAATTGGGATGTTTCAAGTGTTATTTATATGAATTATATGTTTAACGGCACACCGTTTAATCAACCGTTGTCAGGTTGGAATGTTTCAAATGTTACAAGTACGTATTATATGTTTGCTAGCACCCCATTCAATCAACCAATCGGAAATTGGGATGTCTCAAAAGTGGTTAATATGGAGGGTATGTTCCAAAACGCAACATCCTTCAACCAACCAATTAATAATTGGAATGTTTCAGGAGTTACCAATATGACATCAATACTCCAAAGCACTGATTTCAACCTACCATTATCCGGATGGAATGTTTCAAATGTCTATAATATGACTTTTATGTTTGCCAATTCACCATTCAATCAACCAATTGGGAATTGGAATGTTTCGGGTGTTACAAATATGGTAGGTATGTTCCAAGGAGCAACATCGTTCAATCAACCATTATCCGGATGGAATGTAAGTAACGTTAATAGTATGAGGCAAATGTTTAATACTGCTACCGACTTTAACCAACCTATTGGGTCTTGGAATGTTTCGGGGGTTACAGATTTGGGTTATATGTTTTATGCGTCATCATTTGACTATCCATTATCTGGGTGGAATGTTTCAAAAGTTACAGATATGACTTATATGTTTGCCAATTCCCCATTCAATCAACCAATCGGAAATTGGGATGTCTCAAAAGTTAAAAATATGTCAGGTATGTTTGTCAATACATCATTTGATTATCCGATTGGGAATTGGACTGTTTCAGGGGTAACAAATATGAGTAATATGTTTCAAAACGACCAATATTTTAATCAACCATTATCTGGATGGAACGTCTCAAATGTTGTTGATATGACATCTATGTTCCGAAATTCACAATTTAATCAAGATATTAATAATTGGGATGTTTCAAGTGTTATTTATATGAATTATATGTTCGCATCTTCCCTATTTAATCAACCATTATCCGGATGGAATGTTTCAAATGTTGGTGATATGAACAATATGTTTTATAATTCGGAGTTCAATTACCCTATTGGAAATTGGGATGTATCTAATGTTGTTAATATGAACAATATGTTTAATATTAATACATATTTTAACCAAGATATTGGAAATTGGAGTATATCAAATGTAACTAATTTTACTGACTTTATGTTAGGTAAAACACCATTAACATTCTCAACAACAAATTTAGATTCAATCTATAGTGGATGGTCAACTAAAAATCCGTATACAGGAAGAACAATAAATTTTGGAAGTGCTAACTACACAATATCCGGAGGACAACCAGGTAAAAATACATTAACGGGTTCAACTATGAGTGGAGGATATGGTTGGACAATAACTGATGGAGGAGGAATTTAATATTATGAAAACTTTTGAAATATTTACAACAAATTACGACGGGTATATCGGAGATATAAGTTATTCCGCATATACCGGAGGAACTATTAGTTTAGGTTCACAGTTATTACCATACGATTATAATACAGATTATTATTATGGAACATATACCGTATACATACCTTTTTATAATAAAACCTGTATTTTAGATTATCCGCCACCTTCTTGGGATTTAATCGGTGATACGTTAATATTGTTCATTTCAAGTTGGAAAACCGACAATGAAGGTTTTACTAACACTAATCAAATTGGTATTGTGTTAGACCCATCAGGAACTTTTAATTTTGTAATTGATTGGGGTGATGGAAATACAGACACAATAACATCATATAGTCAACCTGAGCTTATACATACTTACAATGTTATAGGAACATATACTATACGTATGTTTGGAGTAATTGACGGGTTTAATATAGGAAATTATGCTGGTGATTATGGTAAAATTTTAAGTGTTCAACAGTGGGGTGATGTAAAATTAATTGATGGTGGATATCAATTTTATTATTGTTTTAATTTAGATTTATCTACCGTAATCGATACTTTAGACACTTCAAATCTGACTAATATCGACGCTATGTTTGCAGAATGTTATAGTTTAACATCTGTAAATAATATACAATCGTGGGACATTTCTAATATAACAAGTTTATCTTATTTATTCTCCGGATGTATATTATTTAATCAAAACTTAAATAATTGGGATATTTCGGGAATTACAAATATAAGTGGAATGTTTTATTTGACAAGTTATAATCAACCATTATCCGGGTGGAATGTTTCAAATGTTCAATACACAAATTATATGTTTAGTAATTCTCAATTTAATCAACCATTATCCGGATGGGATGTTTCAAATGTTGTTGATATGAGTAATATGTTTGAGTCTTGTCCATTTAACCAACCAATCAATAATTGGAATGTTTCAGGTGTTACAAATATGGGTTATATGTTTAATGGGTCATCATTTAATCAACCATTATCCGGATGGGATGTTTCAAATGTTACAGATATGAGTTATATGTTCTATAACAACTCAATATTTAATCAACCTATTGAAAATTGGAATGTTTCAAATGTTACAAATATGAGTGGTATGTTCTATTACAACTCAGCATTTAACCATCCAATTGGGAATTGGAATGTTTCGGGTGTTACCAATATGAGTTATATGTTCTATTACAACTCAACATTTAACCATCCAATTGGGGATTGGAATGTTTCGGGTGTTACCAATATGTCGGGTATGTTCTCTAATAATCAAATATTTAATCAACCATTATCCGGGTGGAACGTCTCAAATGTTACCAATATGTCGAATATGTTCTATTCCAACTCAACATTTAATCAACCATTATCAAGTTGGACTGTTAGTAATGTAACAAATATGTCAGGTATGTTTTATAATAATAGAATATTTAACCAACAAATTGATAATTGGGATGTATCTAAAGTTACAAATATGAGTTATATGTTTTTTAACAGTTTATTTGACCAACCATTATCCGGATGGAATGTTTCTAAAGTTACTCTTATGTTTTCCATGTTTAATAATTCTCAATTTAATCAAAATATAAATAATTGGAATGTTTCTGGAGTTACAAATATGAGTGATATGTTCTCTAATAATCAAATATTTAATCAACCATTATCCGGGTGGAATGTTTCAAAGGTTACAAGTATGAGTAATATGTTTGCCACTTCATCATTCAATCAACCAATTAATAATTGGAATGTGTCGGGTGTCACAGATATGGGTGCGATGTTCTATCAATCTCAATTTAATCAACCATTATCCGGGTGGAATGTTTCAAATGTTATTAGTTTGTTTAATATGTTTAGGGGTTCAAAATTTAATCAACCTATTGGAAATTGGGATATTTCTAAAGTATCTAATGTTGTGTATATGTTTTATGAAAACCAATATTTTAAACAAAATTTAGGGAATTGGAACATATCAGGTGTTACAAATTTTTATTATTTTATGGGAACTAAAAACCCTATTACTTTTTTCACATACAATTTAGATAGTATTTATAATGGGTGGGTAACAAAAAACCCACAAATAGGGATACAGATTAATTTTGGTAGTGCAAAATACACATCAGCTGGTTTGGCGGCAAGGACAACCCTTGTAACAACTTATTTTTGGTCAATTAGCGACGGAGGAATGTTAACTTAATTTATGGAATATATATATAGAATATCGACAAATAATTATACCGGATATACCGCCGATATAACTTTTAATCCATCAACAGGTGGAACAATTAATATTGGTACGGTTACATTACCGTATGATTACCCTACAGATTATCCGTATGGTGATTATTATATATACATACCGGCAACAGGTGTATCGGGGTCTTTGAATAATCCCCCACCAACACCTTAATTTATACGAACTAACAATATATGAGTACAACTTTAGAAATATTAACTGCGAATTATAACGGACAATTAGCCGATATAACCTTTTTCCCTTGTTCGGGGGGGGTTATAAATATTGGTGAAGTTACATTACCGTATAATTACGAATCCGAAAATTATTATGGAACTTACATTATTTACGTAATGTATTACGATGAAACTTGCTCGTTGGATATTCCTTGTATATCATTAACACCGACAAATACACCGACAAATACACCGACACCTACTATTACAGATACTCCAACTCAAACACCAACTCAAACTAATACTGTTACACCAACTAATACTGGAACACCAGCACAAACCCCAACACAAACGACAACGCAGACACAAACACAAACACCTTCCAATACAGCTACACCTACTAACACTATCACTCCAACTCAAACTCCAACTAAGACTCATACTCCCACACCAACAAATCGCCCTACAACAACACCAACAATGACACCAACAAATACTCCTACACAAACAAATACTCAAACAAATACGCCAACAAATACGCAAACGCAAACACAAACGCAAACTCAAACCACTACACAAACTCCGACTAACACTCCAACACAAACACAAACTCAAACACAAACACCGTCACCATTACCTCCAACAATTGGGTATTTTGAAGATTGTTGTTACCCATCTATAATATATAAAGTGGGTGGAATAATATATCCTGTTTTTATTGATAACTTCTATTATATAGAGACTACCGGATATAGTGGTTGTGTTAAAGCAATAAATCCTACGTCATTTAACAGTCAATATGAAATTATTAGTTTAACTTCATATGTGAGTTGCCTTATTTGTCAATTAGACCACGAATGTATTTTACCTACACCTACACCAACTCCAACTCAAACTGTGACTCCAACGGTAACGCCAACAGTAACTCCAACAATTTCAACAACACCAACAAATACTCCTACACAAACACAAACACAAACTTCAACACCAACACAAACACCTACCAATACACCAACAAACACTCAAACACAAACTCAAACACAAACACAAACTCAAACTTCAACACCGACACAAACACCTACTCAAACTCCGACTAACACTCCAACCAAAACTCAAACTCCAACAACAACAACGACATTAACCGCAACACCAACTCAGACTCAAACTCCAACAAACACTCAAACACCAACAAAAACTCAAACACCAACACCAACAAAAACAATGACTCAAACACCTACTAATACTCAAACACAAACACCAACCAAAACTCAAACACAGACGCCTACAAACACACCAGTTTGTTCAGCACCTCAAATGTTAGGTGTTACATTGTCATCAGGTTCAATTTTATCTGTTTCGATTATTCCGGGACCAAATTGTAGTGGTATTTTTATGATATATTCTTATGATAATATAAACTTTAATTCTGCTGTGGCAACTCCAAGTAACTGTACATCACCGTTTACTTTTGACTCTCTTACTACAACAGGAAATGTTTATGTAAAAGTGGGTCAATTATGTACATCAGGTGGTATTAGCGCATATTCTGAAGTTTTCCCATATTTCTTCCCAACCCCAACTCCGACACCAACACCAACAAATACACAAACGCCTACTAAAACTCCAACCAACACTCCAACTAAAACTCAAACCCCAACAACAACAACAACATTAACTGCAACTCCGACTCAGACTCAGACGCCAACTAAAACTCCTACTAACACTCCAACCAAAACACAAACACAAACTCCAACTAAAACTCAAACTCCAACAACAACAACAACATTAACTGCAACTCCGACGCAAACACAAACGCCTACTAAAACTCCTACACAAACACCTACTCGAACAAACACTCCAACGCCAACAACATCGTGTGGTGTTACATTAATTTCTACCACATATGTTTCAGGAACCACTTGGAATTATAATTTCACAACAGCAGGTTCTTGTGGAACACTTTTACCGGAATATTCGTCTGATAATATAACTTGGACTTTGGGTGGTGCAGGTGGTTGTACTTCACCTAGGTCGGCAATAACCGGTATTAATAGTGGAACAATATACTTTAGAATGACATTATTTTGTTCGTCTCTTACGGGAGTTTCAAATGTTATTACTTATGTGTTCCCATCACCAACACCTACACCTACAAGAACTCAAACACCAACACCAACAAAAACACCTACACCTACACCGACTGAAACACCACCTGGAGTAACTTGTGTATGTTATGAATTATATTGGTCTCCACCAGGTGGTCCTTTCTTTGGTTCAACAACTTTTGATTATATTGATTGTGAAGGGTTCCCTGCAAGTTCCTTTGCTAACAATATGGGTGATTCACCGAATATTTGTGCTCAAGAAAACACTATTTCATTTGGCGGTGGTGACAATTCAGGTGGTTGGCTTCCATCAATATATAATTGTTGCGCAACAAATATTACATTAGGATATAGAGTGTCAAATGCTGTATGTTCGTTACCTGGTTGGGCGTTAGTTAATCAATGTATAAATCGTTCCGCAATTTTAGGTTTATGTGACGCAACCGAATTATATGATGATGATATATCCGGTAATTGTACCTTCGCATTTGCAGCTGCGGGTTATTATAAAACCACTGATAACTTTAGTAGAAGATATTGGGATGGAACCGCATTTACGGGTGCTTGTTTTTCGTGTGGTTGTTTAGTTGTTAATACAGTAATAACATTATCTGATGGTTCAACTAAATTAATACAAGATGTTCAAGTTAACGACATACTTAAATCTATTGATGTTTCAGGAATGCCACAACCATCAAACGAATGGTACTCTTGGAGTAGTGACACTTTAAATTATGTAGAATCAACCTCTACAGTAATTAATTTTACAATATATGAATTTGATTCGGTTATTAATATTAATAACGATAAATTAATTGCGACTGATTCTCATAACCACGTTGTTAAACAAAATGGTGTTTGGTATATCAGAACAACATCTGATTTAAATGTTGGTGATGTATTATTAGATATTGACAATACTGAATTTGAAATCACATCATTAGTGACAATTACAGAATCAACAACAGTTTATAACGTTGATGTGAATAATAGTAATTTATATTTTGCGAATAATGTCTTAACTCACAATAAGTAAAACAGATACTTATTAGAACAAAGTAAACTATTTATATAAGGAAAATTATATTTAAATTTAGAATATGGAAAATAATGAAAATAATGATTTAACGGTTTGGCAAAGGTTATCAAGAGCCTTTGGACCAAACGCGTTATTAAATCAAGACTACCCAACATATAAGTTAGATAAGAAAGAGTTGTTAAAGACAACATCACAAGCGGAATATGAAAGAGAAAAATTACAAGCTCAACAAACATATTACCTATCTAACCAATGGACTAAGATTGAAAGTAATCTATACACTCAAGCAGTTTATTATGAACCAACTCGTTTGGCTTCATTTTACGATTATGAATCTATGGAATACACCCCTGAGATATCAGCGGCATTAGACATCTATGGTGAAGAATCAACAACTGTTGATGAGAATGGATATATGTTACAAATTTATTCTGAATCAAAAAGAATAAAATCTATACTAGCCGATTTATTCAATAACGTATTAGACGTTAATACGAATTTAACTATGTGGACAAGAAATACTTGTAAGTATGGTGATAACTTTGTTTATTTAAAATTAGATTCAGATAAAGGTATTGTTGGTTGTATGCAATTACCAAACATTGAAATAGAACGTTTGGAAAGAGGTATGGCAGCAAAATCTGCAACTATAGATGAACCTGCAGAACACAAAGGATTAAGATTTAAGTGGAAGGCAAAAGATATGGAGTTTAACTCTTGGGAAGTTGCCCACTTCCGTTTATTAGGTGACGATAGAAAACTTCCATACGGAACGTCAATGTTAGAAAAAGCAAGACGTATTTGGAAACAATTATTATTATCGGAAGATGCGATGTTAATTTATAGAACTTCAAGAGCACCGGAAAGACGTGTGTTCAAAGTATTCGTTGGTAATATGGATGATAAAGATGTTGAGGCTTACGTACAACGTGTTGCAAACAAATTTAAACGTGACCAAGTTGTTGATGCTAAAACAGGTAATGTCGATATGAGATTCAACCAAATGGCTGTTGACCAAGATTACTTTATTCCTGTTAGAGACCCAGCGGCGGCATCACCAATTGATACGTTACCGGGAGCAACAAACTTATCTGAAATTGCCGATATAGAATATATCCAAAAGAAATTATTAACCGCTCTTCGTGTTCCTAAAGCATTTTTAGGATTTGAAGAAACTGCCGGTGATGGTAAGAATTTATCATTACAGGATATTCGTTTTGCAAGAACAATCAATAAGATTCAAAAATCAATGATTGCCGAATTAAATAAAATTGCAATCATTCATTTATTCTTATTAGGGTTTGAAGATGAGTTATCTAACTTTACGTTAGGACTAACCAATCCATCATCCCAAGCAGATTTATTAAAGAATGACCTTTGGAAAGAAAAAATTGCATTATACCAACAAGCCGTTGCGGCAATTGCGGGTATTGCTCCGGTATCTGTATCGTGGGCTAAGAAACATATTTTAGGATTCTCTGATGAGGAAATCAAACTTGATTTACAACAACAAAGAATTGAGATGGCTGTCGGAGCTGAATTAACAAATACGGCAACTATCATAACACATACAGGTATCTTCGATAATATCGATAAATTATATGGTAACCCTGCATCCGGAGCAACTGCCGGTGGTGCGGCACCATCATCCCCACCACCACCGGGAGGTGGAGGAGGTTTCGGCGGAGGTGGAGACTTAGGTGGAGGAATGGAAGATTTAGGTGGACCTGAACCAGGACCTGAACCGGGTGGACCTGAACCGGGTGGAGCCCCTGAGGCGGCAGCTCCCGAAGCAGAAGTAACTCCTGAATCATTTAATAGAGATAATTTAAAAATATTGGTAGAAAGAAGTAATATGACAGAAGATGATTCATACATTGATTTATCCAAAGGTGGAAACTCTTTAGGAGAAATTGAAGCTCAATTAGGTAAACTTCTAAAAGATTAGATATTTATAAATAAAAAAACTTATGAACTTCGGTATATTAAAAACAAAAATAGAAAGAGTGTTGTTAGAATCATACGCTAACGACACATTTAAAGACGAAATAAAAAATTTCAAAAAATATGTTTTAGAAAACAAAAACATAAGTAAATTATTTTATTTATACGATGAATTAAATTCTCCAAAAGCATTAAGTGAATCTTACGCCAGAGAGTTTATTAACGAAAGTATTAAAATGTATGAGAACACAATCAATAAAATCAAGCAATCTGATTTAAATAAAATAAAATCTTGGGTTGGTAATAAACAGATAGAGAATCAATATGAGACTATCGATACGTTGTTTTCTTCAGATATATTAACGATTGAATCTAAAATTAAATGTAGAAACATTCTGTCAGAATCTCTTAGAAAATTACCGGTGGTGAAAACAGAAGGGATTGATTTACCGTTAACAACAATGGTAAGTGTTGCAAACAAAACTATTAAAAGTTATATTGATGGTTTAACTGAATCTGACAAAAAAGAATTAATGTCTTTATTGTCTGAAGATGATTCAACATTGAATGAAAAATACGTTACACTTAAAGAAGGTGTAGTTACGAAACTAACGGAAATGAAGAATGCTAGCACTGATTCAACAATGCAAATAAGAATTGAGGATACTATCTCAAAAGTAATTTCTGAAAAATACGACAAACTTACGTACTTCAAACTTAAAAACCTTAAAGAAAATCTTTAATTATCGTCTGATTTAAATTTTTTCTGAACATACTTAGCTTTTGAAAGACCATCACGTTTAATTACTGATGGTTTTTTAAATTCTTTTCGTTTTGATAATTCAGAGCTTTGACGGGTTTTAATTACTTTACTTTTATAGAGTTTTAGAGCTTTCTCAATCGTAATGTGATTATTTAATTTTACTATTAGCATATACTACATATATCTCCCTCCTACAAAAAAGTTTTGACATTACCCATAAAAACACCTATTATTTTTAAAAATAAACAGGAAAATATGAAAATTAATGAAAAAGGGAAAAACTTCTCTACTACACGGGTTCAAAACAGCGAAGATTGTTTATGGAACGGTAGACTCAATCAAACTTAAATCACTTTACTTAAACATCCAAACTTGGGTTGAACCAATATACGAATGTGATAATTGGACAAGAACAGTTCTTAACCTAAGTAGGAGTATTAAACACTCAATCTACGAGTCAATAAACAAAGATATATTCAACGACAAATTTATTGTAGACTTAGATTTAAGGTCCAGCGGACTCAATCTAAACAAAAAATCGTTTATGAACCTTGAAATAAATTTTTATTTAATACAAGAAGATTTAGATTTCAAATGTAACGAAATAAAAGAATCATTACAACAAATAACAAAACAAATTTTTAAAGATAATTTTTTAGATAATGAAAATTTTAACTTTTATCTAACCAAAAACAGTAAAATCACAGAAGAATTGTTACAAACCGAGAATGTTTAATATTTATAAATAAAACATTCAAAATGAATTTAAGAATATTACAACCAAGTGAATCAGGGAAAGGTATATTAGTTGAATACGATGCTGGGTATATTAACCCAAATGATAATCGTAACGAAACATTAATTAGAGAATCTAGCGAAACTCTTGACCACACTAAACCAATTGAGTTTTATGCCGTATTACAAAAATATGATACCCCTAATAGAAATGGTAGATTATATCCTGAACGTATATTAAAAAGAGAGGCGGAGAATTATAAAAAAATGATTAAAAAGGGAACAGCCCTATCCGAGTTAAATCACCCGGAATCATCTTTAATCGATTTAGATAGAGTTTCTCACGCAATCACCGAAGTATGGTGGGAAGGTAATGTCCTAATGGGTAAAATAAAACTACTTACATCACCGGGATATCACGAAAGTGGTATTTGTTCAACCAAAGGTGACTTAGCAGCTAACTACCTAAGACAAGGAGTTACATTAGGTATCTCATCAAGAGGTGTAGGTTCCCTTAAAAAGATTGGTGAACAAAATGAAGTTCAAGACGATTTTGAATTAATCTGTTTTGATTTAGTATCATCACCATCAACCCCGGGAGCGTATCTATTCTTAAATAAAGAGGATAAACAACTATACGATGAGAACTTAGAAGAAGAGAAAAAAATGAGTGTTGAGAGACACGTTGGTGATTCCGGAAATAAATCGCTTGACTTAATGAAAAAATTAAACGATTATTTGGGTTACTAATAAAAAAAAACAAAATGGAAGAAAAGTATTTTATCGCAAAAGTTACCTTGGACTCAGTTGATGAGGCATCAGGTAAGATTAAAAAATTAAGAGAAGAAAAATTAGTAAGTGGTTACAACCCTACTGATGTTGAGGCGAAAGTTACCAAAGTTTTTGAACATTATACAATGGAGTGGAGAATTACCGCTATTGTAGAAAGTAAAATTGATGAAGTAATTGAGTAGTTAAATTTTTAATTATTAAGTAAAAGAGGACATATAGTCCTCTTTTTTTATGCTTTTTATTTTTTGGAGATATTTATCAATGTATAAAAACCTAACTCAATTTAAGTAAATTTTAAACTTTTTTTGAATTAGGAGATATTTATATATTAAAATAACAACAAAACGAAATGGCAAAAGAAAAATCTTTAGTTGAAGAGGCTATCATCCAAATGAAAAACTTGGAAGAAGCGGTAGCTGAAAATGCAAAAGGAATACTTGCTTCTACAATGAAACAAGAAATCAAAGACCTAGTAAAAGAATCTCTAACTGAACAAGACGAGATTAACCCTGATGACGTTGAAGTGGATGAACCTATGGGTTCTGATGATATTGCCGATATTGATATGGGTGATGATTCAGATGAAGAAGGTGATGAAATGGATACTGATGATACTGATGACGAAGAAGATATGGACTTTGGTGACGAAGAAGATATGGACGACGAGGAAGACACTATTGACTTAACTGACGCAGACGATGAAGAAGTACTTAGAGTATTTCAACTTATGGGTCCGGATGACAACATTGTCGTAACAAAAGACGACAAAGGAAACACTCACCTTAAAGATGAGGAAACCGGTAAAGAGTATATGATTGTTGGTGAAAGTGAAGAAGAAGAATTTGAAATGTCTGAAGAATGGGACGAAGAACTTGAAGAAGATGAGATGGGTGACGAATCTATTGAATCAATCGTTGAGAGAATGTTCGGTTCTGATGATGAAGACGAAGACGAAGTGGAATTTGATTTTGAAGAGTTTGACGAATCTGATGATATGGACGATGAAGAAATCGTTTATGAAATCGAAATGGATGAAGAAGACGAAGAAGAATTAGGTGAAGAAGAAATGGATGATGAATCTATTACTGAAGCTAAAATGTCTATCAAACCAAAAGGTGTTGGGATGGGTAATCAATCAAAATTTAAATTTAACAAATCACCTAATCAAGGAACAGGATTTAAAACTAAAATGAAAGAGGCTCCAAAATCTGTAGGAACAGGTAAAGCGAAATTCGAGTATAAAGAAGGTGAAAATTCAGGAACTAAATTAGGAACAAACAAAGTTGTTAAGAAAACTGAAACAAAAGAAGGTTCAACTAGAAAACCAATGGTTAAAAAAGTTGAAGGTAAAAAAGAAGAGACAAAAGAGGCTGTAAGAACTTTAGGTTCAGGGTCTAACTTTAGAAAAGGTGGTTTACCAAAACCAAGAGCTCATTCAAGTTTTAATACTGCTATCAAAGAAAGTAACACTAATTCAGAGTTACAAGTTCTTAGAGAAAAAAACGAAGAATACAGAAAAGCACTTAATGTTTTCAGAAGTAAATTAAACGAGGTTGCAATCTTCAATTCAAACTTGGCTTACGCTACACGTTTGTTCACTGAACATTCAACATCAAAACAAGAAAAAATTAACATTTTAAGAAGATTTGATGGTGTTGAAACTATCAAAGAATCTAAAAATCTATATCAGGTCGTTAAAAATGAATTATCCTCAGGAACTAAAACTCAAACTATGAACGAGTCAATTGAAAGAACAATCGCAAAATCACCTTCTACAGGAGCGGTTAACTTACTTGAATCAAAAACATATGAGAATCCACAGTTCTTAAGAATGAAAGATTTAATGGCAAAAATAAAATAAAAATAAATTAAAATTAATAAAAACCAAAAAAAATGGGAGCATTATTAGAATCAGGATTAGTTGGTAACATCGGGTTAAAACACCTTAAAGTTATCAAAGAAGACACAATCAACAAATGGGATAAATTAGGATTCCTAGAAGGTCTTAAAGGACACATGAGAGAAAACGTAGCTCAGTTATATGAGAACCAAGCGTCTTTCTTAATAAACGAAGCTACAGGTGAAGGTTCAAACGGTTCATTCGAAACGGTTGTATTCCCTATCGTAAGAAGAGTATTCTCTAAATTACTTGCGAATGAAATCGTATCAGTACAAGCTATGAACTTACCAATCGGTAAATTGTTCTTCTTCGTACCTAAAATTCAAGGTTACCAATCAGGTCAAGAAACTATCTTAGGAACTCAATTAGGTGGTGGTACTCACTACGGACCAATTGGTGCGGCTGATGGACAAACTGCGGCTGATGGTCAATCAGGAGCTGGTTACACAGGAGCAAACGCATTCAAGAAAAATCTTTATGATTTATTCTATGAAGGAAACGAAGGTCAATTAGACCCTCCAGGATTGTTTGACTACTCTAAAGGACAATGGTCGGCAGTTACTAAACCAACAACAGTTATGGTTTGGTCAAATGGTAGTTTAGTTGTTGCTGACGCAACTGCATTAGCTAACCAATTCAATGGAAAAAACATTAGAAAAGTAATCGTAGCATTATCAGGATTCACAACTGCTGGTACAGGTAAATTAATCGGACCAGACGGTAATGAAGTTGATACTGAAACTTTCTTATCTGATTTAAGAATCTACAGTGATTCTACAACTGCATGGACTTCAACAACATCACCTTGTAGTGTTGTAAGTGGGTCTACCGGAATAAACTCATTATTGTTTAGAGTTGTTACTCAACAATATGGTGAAGGTATCGTTTCAGGATTAAACGGAAGAGGAACTACATCATTTGCAACTACAGGTAATAACGGTACTTACAATGATACTTGTTCTCCTGCAGGAATCATCTACTTAGAAGTTGATTTATCTTGTCCAACTTGTCCTTCTTGTGGTGACACATTAGACGGTTATACAGGAACAACTATCGGAGTATTACCATCAACTGGGTTTACTGCTGTTTACAGACGTTACGCTGATATGGAATTTGAAGATAAAATCGGTGAGGTTTCTTTCGAATTAGATTCAGTTACTGTATCTGTTACAGAAAGAAAATTAAGAGCACAATGGTCTCCTGAGTTAGCTCAAGACGTTGCAGCTTTCCACAACATCGATGCTGAGGCTGAATTAACAGCTTTATTATCTGAACAAGTTGCGGCTGAAATCGACCGTGAAATCTTAAGAGATTTACGTAAAGGTGCGGCATGGAACTTACGTTGGGATTACAATGGTTGGAGAAGAATCTCTTCAACAACAAACTATACACAAAAAGATTGGAACCAAACTTTGATTACTGCAATTAACCAATTGTCAGCACAAATCCACAAATCTACTTTAAGAGGTGGAGCTAACTGGATTGTAGTATCTTCTGAGGTTTCAGCGATTATGGATGACTTAGAATACTTCCACGTATCTAATGCTTCACCTGAACAAGACCAATATAATATGGGTATTGAAAGAGTTGGAACATTAGCAGGACGTTACCAAGTATATCGTGACCCTTACTTCCCAGCTAACCAAGTGTTAATTGGACACAAAGGAACATCGTTACTTGATACAGGATACATCTACGCTCCGTATGTACCATTACAATTAACACCTACAATGTACAACCCATTCAACTTTACACCGATTAAAGGTATAATGACTCGTTACGCGAAAAAGATGGTGAATAATAGATTTTACGGCAGAATTACTGTAGATGGTGTTAGAACATTCGATTTAAGAGAATTGAGATAATCAAAATCTTAAAATATTTAACAAAAAGGGACTATATGTCCCTTTTTTTTATGTATATTTGTAAACAATCAAGTTTATGGTTGTATTTATAATATATGAAGAAAATACTATTAGAAAAATCAGTTGTTGATGAAATTTTGAGATTATATAATGATGAGATGTTAGGCTCTCCATCTATATCTGAAAAATTAAATATTAACAAACAAGTTGTGTTACGAACATTAAAAGAAAATGGTGCTATTGTCGGTATCTCCGGTAGAAAATATAAGGGTGGGAAATCTGAATCAGATAAACGACATTATCTTAAAAATAGAGAAAAACGATTACAATATTTTTCTGATTGGCAAAAAGATAATAGAGACCGTCTAAATGATTACCATCAAAAATGGAGAGAAAAAAATATTGATAAACATAGAGAATATAAACGTAAGTATGAAAAACATCGTAAAGATACTGACCCCCTCTATAAACTAATCACCAATTTCAGAACTGCAATATGGACAGTATTAAAAGAAAGTAATGTAGACAAATATGGACATTACTTTGATGTTCTACAATATAGTCCGGAGGAATTGATTAATCATTTAGAAAAACAATTTAAGGATGATATGACGTGGGATAACTATGGAATTTGGCACGTGGACCATAAACTACCAATTACATCTTTTGATATACAAGAGATGGGTGACGAGGAATTTATGAGATGTTGGTGTTTGGATAACCTTCAACCAATGTGGGGTGAGGAGAATATTCGTAAATCAAATAAAGTTTTTTAAATACTGAGGTATTTATATAAAAAGAAAAATATGAACAATTTATTTGAGATATCGAGTGAGGAAAGAAGTAGAATATTAAATCTTCACGAGAGTGCAACAAAACGACAATATTTAACGTTAGAACAGGTTGTTCAACCCCAATATCATTCGACAACTACATCAAAATCGACTAACACTACTTTTCCGGTTCAAAATGTTGGTGATAAATTTGCTTATGGTCAGGTTGATTCTCCAAATGTTAAGTCAAAAATAATTTCATTAAAACCTCAAATTGATAAATTTATCAAGGATGATGGTGGTAAAAATTTTGTTATAACTATTACTGCAGGGGAATCTAATGTTACGAATCCAAAAGGATTTGAAGAAAAGGGTAGTTTAGCATTGGCGAGAGCTAATTCTGTGAAAGGGTATTTTGAAGAAGTATTTCAAGATTTAATTAAAAATGGTGTTTTAACTATTAAAGTTCCTACAGATGTTAGTCAAGTATCTTTAGGTAAAACACCATATGATAAGACTAAAGGTGATAATAAAAATCCTGATAAGATTAAATTATATAGTGGTGAGCAATTTGTAAACTTTACTATCACAGGTAGTGGTTCAAAGTGTAATTTTGTTTTAGATGTTGAAGCTGGTCAAGGGGACCCTAATTTAGATTATGTAACAACTGATGAGATTTTAGAAGGTAAAGGGGAAGTTACATTTACTCCGGGACAGATTCCGGATAGATTGGTTATTATGGATAGTCAGGGTAAAATAGAAACGGACACAGGGTATATTACGGGTGACGTTAGTAAATACCCGGATTGGAAATATACTCCACTATATGTTTATCTTTTAACTTTGGTAAGTCAAACTAACCCGGTTGCGGTTTCAGGTAGTGAAATATTAACGATAACAGTTACAGATTATGCTGATTTGGTTAAACAATTATTGAATGACCCCAATTCACGTAGTTATCAAAAAATGGGTAGTGAGATAGAACCGGGGTTAAAAGCTATGGCGGGTATGATTAAAAAAGGGCGAACAGAGTTTGTTATTTATAAATTATCGAATGCGGGAACCACAGTTCAATTTGATTCACCAAATAATGATAAAAAAATCAAAGTATATTCACCTATTGGAACCGGAACAATTAAAACAGGTTACGGGTTAGTAGGTCGTTGTATTAATTAATTCGTTTTGAACTAATTAACTCATAAGTTAATTTATTATCTTTTGCGTAGGCAATATAGGTTTTGATAGTATCGTTTTTAGTAATTTTCATTATAGAAAAAACTTTTTTGTTATAAACTTTAGATAACGAATCCATCAAGACGTTGGCATCTTTGTCAATGTCTTTTGTTTTTGGTTTAACTTGAGCCACAGAGGTTAATGTTCCGATAAGTAATAACGATAATAAGAATAACTTTTTCATAGTGTTTGTGTTTTGTTTGACAAATATAAATATAATATTTTAACTGCCAAAATTTTTATATAAAAAAAGACGTTATTCTACGTCTTTTTCTTTTTTGGCGGTTACTCTAATTGCTTTTGATAATACTTCACATTCTCCTAATGAGAATATTCCGGATTGATATGCGTATTTAACGGCTTGGGTTAGATAGTATATTCCGTGTTCTTTATCCATAGTTTCAAGTATGGCATCTAAGTGTTCTTCAGATTGGATTGGTATTGATTCAAATAGCTTTCCGAATAATTGAGGTTCTTCCATTTTTTTAATTTGTTTGATATTTATAAGTATATGAACAAAAATAACAAAATACAGATTAAAGAGGCTACCGGAGAGAGTGGAACTAGAGGTTCGTTTATAGCACCTCTTCAAGTGGGTATTAGAAAATTCAAAAAATCTCAAATGGGTCCGTTTACGACATCGGTATCTAAGTATGATAATCCTGAATTGGAATTTGATAGTTATGATGGTTCGATGGATGAAACAAAGAAACAGATTAAGAAGATAGAGGGGAAGGCAAGAAAGGTAACTAATTATATGACGAAACACCCTGATTCGACCAATAGTGATGAAGAGGGTAACAACATTAATCAAACACCCGGTAAGAAAAATTTAAAAGTTGTTCCAATTAAAGAAAATACGTTGGCTAGTAATGCCGGTGAATACAATGGTCCAATTGAGTTAGGATTAAAAAAATGGAGAAAGACTGAATTATTTCCTTTTAGTATTGATGTTGATAATCACCATAATAAAAAAGCTAAAGGTAAACATATAAAAAATAATGTTGAACGTGTTATTGGTATGTGGGAGAAAGGTGTTGACGGAAGTTATGATATAGACACACACGACGTTCATACGGTTAAAGAATGGGTTGAGATAACCGAAGGCACCATATTGGGAGATATTGTCCCAAATGGACTAAAAATGTCCTCTAATTACGACAGAGTTATTGATAAGTTTAGAAAGGATATTCCTGAGGATAAAATGAAGGAATATGATTTGATTTCTGAGAAGATAAAAGATTTTGTTCAAGATAGGGGATATGTTATAAAAGTATTGAATTCTTGTAACACCGGATTTAAAGGGGTTAGAACAAATAAGGCAATTATTTTATGTTCACCTGAAATGTTTCCAAATTTTGCATCATTTGTTTATATTTTATTCCACGAATTAAGGCACGAACAACAGATGAGTGAATTTGATTTGAAGGATTCCTATATGGGGGATATTGAGGATTTTGAGGAATTTTATAAAATCTATTGGGATATGGAAATGGATGCCGATAATTACGGTAAGGATTGGGTTAAAAAAATTGGTGATGTGTTAAAATTGCCTGAGGATGTTTATTATCTAGATAATATGATTAAAAATTATCCATCAATGTCAAATATGGTTAGACAAATGACATCACACCTACACAGAGAAATACAAACCTTAAAGAGTCGAGGAATGACGTATACGGACATTAGTGACTTGGATATCGTTAAGAAACACTTACAGAGTCTTGAAGATATGTTTTAAATAACAAACCCCTACTCAACAGTGGGGGTTTTTGATTTAATTAAGATTCTATTCTTTAATTTTGATAATGAATGTTCCACTTGGGATTTCATTTGTTCAATACGTTGCATTCTATTTTGTTGCACTTTGTTATCATACATATTGGACATTTTCTTCCAATCTCTATCAGTAAGGGGGATATTACTATAATAACAAACGTGATTGATTATTGTAATTTTTTTATCGTCTAAGATAATGAATACACCTAATTTTTTATTTTCTATAATTCTATGGTCAGATAGTGGAGCAATTTCATAAATGGAATTGGAATGTCGTAAGACATTACGGAAAATAAATTTACAATCATTGATATCCGCCAATCTTCCCGGGTCAACAACATCGTATAATATCTGTAACTCTAATAGTTTCTTTCTAACAGCTCTACGTTTTAATTTTCGTTTTATGTATTTTATCATATCTTTAGTGAATTATCGGACAAAGATACGTAAAAATTTTATATATAAAAAAATAATTTGATAAAAAAAAGGAGAAAATTAAATTCCTCCTTTATTTTTTGCTTTATCTAAGTAGTCATAAGCTCTATCTCCATACATTTCATATATTTTTTTGAAGAATTGTGCGGGGTTTTTTCTTATGTATCTAAGAACATCATTTGGGATATACGAACCGTATTTGTCACCAAAGATTGATTTGACTTGTCTCTCTCTATCACTCGTTGGTCTATTAACATCGGATGAGTAATCTTGTTCAGACATTACTTTTTTAATAATGTTTGATAAATCTGATTCTGAAAGTTTAACTACCTTACCCATAACTTACGAATTTAATCCATTCATTCCACCAAGTTCGATTGCATCTAGTAAGACAACTGCCTTACCATACGCGTTTGTCCAAGTTGGGTGGGGTGGGACAACTGTTATAGTGTTACCACTACAATCAAGTACACACATAATTGTTTCTGTTCCTGCGGATATAGGTGGTGGTGATACACAATTTTCACAATCTAAAAAGGGACCTGAATAGTAATAATAATTTGTTTCACCCGAATTAGTTAACCCATCAAAAGTTACGCAAAATGGTGTTCCTCTACCAAATTGTATTTCATAAGTACTACCTGATGTGGGAGCACCAAAGTAACTACAAAATTCAGTTGGGTCTATATTAATCTCTTCTAATGTACCACATCGTATAAATTTAAAATTTAAATCCACTGTGGTCTCACTTAAACACTCACAACAATCTGTATATGATATCCCCAAGGTTACCCCTATAGTTGGAGGGTTAGACGTTTCTACCCCAACAGTAGCACAAAATCCTATCTCGTCAATAGAATACCCTACTGTTTCTCCCACTGTTAACGTTATTGCAGAAACAATGTATTCCTCATTAGTTAAACAATCATTTATAATATAATTTGCCATATATTTTGTATTATTTTTTTTTTAGTTTTTATTTATAAATATCTTATTATTCCAAATACTTCACATTAACAATCTGAAATTTGATTTGTTTTTTGTAGGTATTAATCACCCCACTACTCTCAACTTTCAAATCAACATAGTATTCGTTTGGTATTTTATCCCTCGTATCGAACATAAAGTAATATTCATTTGGGGTTTGGTTAATTCTTGTCCATCCTTGAACTTGAACTTCTGTTTGCCCTTCTCTTACATACACTCGGTAATGAGCCTTTACGTTTGGAAGTAACTTATTTGTTGTGTAAGCTTGTTTAATTACCACGCCAACTTTTCTAATATCTGTGTTGTATATTTTTTCGTCTTGTTTTATTCCGTAAAAATCAAATCCATAAATCTTTGGGTCCTGAGTTGACGTACCAATTTGAATTGAATGTTTTAACGGGTATAATACAAAGTCATTGGTTATATTAGGTAAAGAAAAACCATTTAATTTTAACCCTGACCAAATGTCATAAAAAGAACAAGGTGTACGATACCCAATTAATGGTGGTATTGTAACTTCATAAACACCTTTGGTTCTCTGACATACATCTAAGTAAGGACTCATTAATCCTAAAATAGGAGTTCCATTGGAATCCGAAATAGACACTGACGGTAATTCATCTAAGTTGATAGGATTACCATCTTCGTATATGTATAAGTATAATTTATTGATTTTCCCTAACGAAAATGAGTTTCTGTCATCCTCAATCAAATCATCATAGTTTGTTTCTAAGAATGGTTCGTAGAAGGTTTGAGTATGTCTTGTAAAGAATTGAACTTCGTAGTTCTCAGTTAACCCCGTTAAGTTTTCAATTTGAGGTAAATAAGCAATTCCCCATCCTGTTACACCGGTTAAACCATTTGTTAAGATATTATTAATTTCACTTGTCATATCAAAAGATATGTCTTCATTCCCGAATTGAAAATGTTGTGTGTCTACAATAGTTAACGCACTGTATGGTGTTGAACCTGAATTATTATTGTTATAGATACCCGGTGATGTCCACCCACTTAATGTTGTTGTTTGAATCCAATTTGACGGTCTTGTTGAGAAGTTTCTATCTGAATTACTATAATCATATATTAAGTCAGCAAAGTCATATCCAACACCTTCGTCCCACATTTGGTTGTTAGGTATTCTAAATAATATTAAATCAAAGGAAGTTGCTCTCAATCTAGCTTGAGATGTTGTTGTATTTAACTCTTCAATATTAAAGGTTGATGTGTTAACCATTCTTAACGTATGTGTCATAGCATCAGGACAAGTTGTAGATATTGTTCCGTCAGATATTTTTTCTTGAAGAAGAGACATATCCAAATCAAAAATGAAACGGCTAAACCCATTTGGGTATTGTGAAGTCGCTAATGAACCATAAAATAGTTCAGTCACAGGGTTTCTTCCGGTGTTTGTTAAACTATTTGATATGATTGTATTGTTTTTACTAAAATAGGAATTGTTAATTGACATAAAATCTTTTAACAATAAATATTTAGTTTAATCGAATATTTTGATTTAAGACAGTATTATTTACATCGGCTAGTAATTGATTGATACTAGTCTTGGTTGTTTTAGAACCTTGAGTCGCTTCATCCGGAACCATATTAGCATGAGGATGGACGTGATTGTTTAAAAATTCAACAATTTTCTCAATCAGTTTAACCAATTCTTCACCTCTAACACTTGAGTATGTTTTCTCAAATAATGTATCTCCGGCACCAACAAATTTATCCTGTGGAATACCGTATAACGTATTAGATAAATCAATTTGTCCTTTAGGACTTGTTGCGTTTTGAGATAATAAAAATACTTTTTGAGCACCTAACACACCGTAAGTAACATCTTCATTTTGAAATGTTGTTGGTATTACTGTTTCTTCTTTAACAGTTCCTTGAGGACCAAATAAAGGTTTACCCCCTTTATTTTCTGAAACCAAAAACCAACCTTCTTCTTTTGAATTATTTAATTTAATTTTATTAAAAAATCTTTTGTAATTCACGTATTCAACAACATCATTTAATGCCGTTGATGGTGTAAAGTTTTTACCGGTATCGTATGTTTGTTTTGATGGTGTAACAACAAAAGGAAATTGGTCAGCAAGATTTTTTGGGTTATTAATTGTTATTCCTGTAAATGTAACATTTGGGTTAAATACTTTAGAAATAAAATCATTAATTGATTTAACCGATTCCTGAAAAGTTTTACCCACAAACGATATGGACTCTAGTTCAACACCATAATCTTCACCACTATTTAATTTTAATATGGTATCGTATTTAAAGTTGTCCGTATTAACTTTTGGACTTGGTTTAAGATTATACAATTTAACTGACCCGGTAAAGGAATCTGCCGTCGTATTTAATGTTGCAATATCCCAAACAATCATTTTTTTAACTAATAAAACATCTTGAACTAATCTATATTTTGTTTCAGGTGGTAATGTTTTTTTAGTTTGAGTAAATCTTGTTAACTGTAAAAAGGCTCTATTTTGATTACCAATTGGGAATTTATCTTTAGATAATTCTTTTGTTTTTCCGGCACGGATTAATACTTCATTTTCTTTTACAATAACGTCAGCGGTTCCTCTACCTAACAAAGCGTTGTCACCAGGTTCAGGGAAGATACCTTGACTGTTTTTATCACGGTATTCACCGTCTTGGTTTTTAAGACTCATACCTTGTTTAATTCTATCTCCGGCTGCCAAGAATTTTTTGGCGCCTTGGTAGTGTTCAAAAGGTGTTGTCATTGGAGACGAGAACGGACCTTGAATATAAAATTGGTTATTAAATTCGGACATTCTATTCATATAAACAATATGAACATACTCATCCTTTTTAGGTGTCTGACTAATATAAAACGGTAATAACGGCATAAAAAGTAATGGGTCTCTCGATGTCCATATATCTTTTTGTTCATCCCAATTCGGAACGGACGCGATTATATCGTTATAATTTTTAGTTTCAGGAATAACTCTAATTCTACCCAACATCATTGGGTCTTGGTTATCGTAAACATATCCCGGAAATAATATTTGATACTTATTTTGACTATCTATTATCATTTGGTTTTATTCTTTTTTGATATTCTTTTAATATGGTGTTGTAAGTTAACTCTAACTTATCTAATTGTTCAGTTCCTTTTAAAACTAATTTTTTAGTAAATTCAAAATCCTCCAAAAGATAATCCATCGCAAGAATTAAATCTTTATTTGACGATGTTTTATGTTCTTTAATGATTTGTAATACTTTTTCAGATTTTTCTTTCTTATCCATAATTAGAATTTTTTACCATACGAACTGGCAGGAACAGTCAAGAACGCCGGAGTTACCACCAATGGTCCCACCGCAACTTGAAGTTTATTATTTTCCGCATCTTCCATAGCCATCGCTTTCATTTGTCCAAACTTCCCTAATAAATCAAAATTTGGTGCACCACTTGGCATCGCTCCGGTAGGGATTCCCATACTTTGCATTTCTTCAATGGCACCAATAAAGGCTCTTGATTCGGAGTAACCATCCAATAATTGTGCGGCATATAAGAATGGTAATGGTATTCCACTACTCAGTCCGGGGAGATTTAATAAATTCAATAACGCCAATATATCGTCTATTAAGTTTTTACACTTACGATAATCCGTTATCAATCCAATGATTGCCAATAATAACGCAATTAATTTTAATATCATTGCATATTTTTTAACAATCTTTTCTTTAACAATATCTTTAATAACTTGTTGAACAAGTTTCAAAATGTCTTCTTTAATTAATTTAAACAATTCCTCAACAAATATTGCACCTACTTTAGATACTAAATTAATGAAGAACTTTTTAAATATTTTAGCGAAATCAACAAATGATTTTATATTGTCCGCCAATGTATTACCCAACGCTTTATACATAACAATAATTGGTAATATCATTTTTGGAGTAATTAAAGCACTAATCATTCCGTTACTTATTAATTTTATAAAATTTGTGTCAACAACAACCTGTGGGGTAACATTTATTCCAACACCAATCCAAGCCGGATTGTTTGCCAAAACATCTGTTATGTTATTTGCCGCCTCTTCAAACTCAGAACCTTCATAAAAATTTAATTGTCCTAACGCACTTATAATTTCGTTGAAGTTAACAGGTAAATCAATGTTATCACAATCCTCAAATTGAATAACCCCTTTCTTAATGTTTTGTGTTCTAATATCAATATTTCTTAAATCAATTTCAGTAAACTCAAAAAATGAATCGTCAACACCATCTAGTTCAGCTATCTTAGCAATACCACTAGTATCTATTTCATTACCCCTACTATCAAAACAAAGTCCTAATATTCTTGCCAATATTAATTCGTATTTACTTGCGTTTTCAACTTGAGATGTTCCCGCAGATACTTTCATTGATATTGCACCGGATAAGGATTCCATAATAGACCCAATAATATCGGTGTCTTCCGCCATTCTTATTGTGTCGTAATAATCAACCATAAATTCACCTACTCTAAGAGGTCCGGTTCTACTACTTAAATCAACCTGAAACCAACCACCTGTTACACCATTTGGGTCAGCGTTTACATATTGTATTTTAAATAAATCTTGACCCGACTTACCTACGTGAGTGTATATACTATTATTTTGAGTTAATTGATGTAATTCTCGATTCATTGAGAATGGAATTTGTCCTACTTGAATCGACTTCTTTTCGTAAACAACAGCACCTACTTCATCTTGGGGGTCAATTAATAATCTATTAAATAAATCGATAGAACCAACTTTTACATAAATTGTTTCCGGAGATGTGTATGTTTGTTGTTGGTCACACCCTAATGCTGTTAAACAATCTTTAATAACAATTGTTCGTAACCTTGGTTGTACGTTTTTAATTGTTCTAATTAAGAGTCTTTTAATATATGATGGTGAACCACTACCATTTCCACCTGTTGTGTTGGTTAAATCTAAAAGTTGTTCAAATTGGTTTTTTACTTGTTTCTGATATCTTTTAGTTTGACTTTTAACACTGTTTAATGATTCTGAAACTTGAGATTTTGTTTTTTCAAAGGAACTACCCGCTTTTCTATTTGCCTCGTCATACTGAGACTTAATATCAGCAAAAGATTTTGTTGCGTTAACTTTCTTTTGAATTTTATTATATCCAAAATTAATGTCTAATGAACCCATATTATTTTTTCATTTTATAAGAATCGTTATCTTTTGAAATGTCTTTTTCCATTAGAGTTCTGAATAGTTCATCATCCCCTAAATCAGTTATTGAGAATCCTGCTCCACTATCTTTATTAGCGTTAGATTTTTCCCACATAGAAGATTGTAACTTAGATAGGGTTAGTTTTTTCTCAATACAGTCGTTAACAATTTTTTGTTGTTTTTCGATAACCGGACCAATGACAGTCATATCCTCCGGTTCTTTCATCATTGTTAACATCTTGTTTTGTATTCTTATTGCAGTATTTCGTTGTTCCACAACTTCGTTATAGATTTCCTGCATCAATGATAACATTGATTCTTTTGAAAGATTAATTTCTTTTTTTGTCGGTCTTGCCATAACAATAAATATTTAATATTGGATTTTATTTAACCATAGTTTGGACTAACTCAAAATACATATTTTTATATTTCTTCATTGACCCTCTAATTTCTTTAGTAGAAAGGTTGGTCATTTCCCTCAATGAGAGTAATATTATATTCTTGTTGAATTTATTATTGTCGTTACCCACAAAAATATTTTCATAATTATCGAATAAATCGTATAATGCTTGTCCGAGTTTTATTTCATTCTCACTTAGATTTTCATTTTTAACAAACAAATCTAATTTGATTAAAAAATGATGAATAATCCTTTCAGAATCTAAATTATCATTTTCAATGTAATATGCGAACCCTTCATCGTTTTCTAAACTAGTTGAAATATCTTCGTAAGAAATTTTTCTATTAGTTTCTTTTTGGTCCTTAATAATTTGACCCATAAGATAATTTTTACATATGGTTCCAAAATAAGAGTAAGCCTTCTTTTCTTTAGAAGGCTTAAACTTATCTATTTTTGTTATTAAGAATGAGTGAGTATCTGTATGGATTTCATTAAAATCCATGTCTTTTCTATATAATTTGTATCTTCTTATAATCGAAGATATCATCTTATCTAAAGGTTTTAATAAAAACTCATTATAAATTTTATTTCTCTCGTGATGACATTCGGTTTCTAAAAATCGAACAACTGCCAGTTCTTCTCGAACATCAAAATAATTTAATTGGGTTGGTTTTCTACCTTTCTTCTTTAACTCAACGCTGGTGTCTCCTGTCAAATTAACTGATTCAGTCATTACGATTCTTGAGATTCGTATTTTATGGCTCTGTCATTAATAAAGAAAAACTCTTTTTTTGCTGACTCTACCCAAAATTTAACCTCGTCCGGGGAAATGATATCGTCACCATTTTTGTAATTCCAAAAAATAGAACCTTCACGTAAGTTCATATGTTTGTAACCAATTTTAGGAATTGTCATAATTCTTATTGAGTTGTATGTCATTCTTAAAAAGAATTCGTACCCAAAGGTTAATTTAAACGATGGTTTTAACAATCCATAATCAATGAATGATTCTTTTTTAATTACTATCCCTGATAGTTGGAAATTTTGATAATCCATTAACGTTTCATTTGTTAAGATTCCCATTTCAGGTGTAAAATTTGCTGCGAATGTTGCCTCATTAGTGAAACCCGCAAAATTTGTGTTTTGGTCTACGTCAACAACTATTGGTAAAAATGCCGATACCTCAGGATATATTTCAGAATATTTAAGAACGTTCTTAAACCAAATTGAAGAATATTCATCATCAAATTCAAACAATGAAACCCACGTTGATTTTGCACTTCTAACACCATAGTTAATTTGTGCCGAGTAATTTGGTTCTTTAGTCCACTCAACTTTAATTACCGGTAAATCACCAAAGTCAAAATCGTTTAAGTATTCAACTAAAGATGTTTCGTTAGTATGAACAATAACAAGTTCTTTTATTTCTGTTTTTTGTATTCTTAACGAATCGATAGCTTTTTTAAAGTATTCGTCAAAATCTCGTGCTTTAGACGATTTAATCGGTAAGATAACCGATACATCAAATGTTTTAATTTCTTCCATATTGTTCTTAAATTGTTTGTAGTTTAGATAATTGTTCAGTAAAAGATTCTTGTCTTGACGTTAAATATTTATCAAATAATTCAACAGATTCTTTTTCAAAAGATTCTTTAGTTGGTAATGAATCAACAGTTTTTTTCATTTGAATAAATAAGTTTTCGTTTACATTATCCTCTAACCAATTTTGTAAATAATCGGCAATGAAGTCAACTAATTGTATTTTATTGTTAATCCATAAACCATTTTCCTCACTCATCCATTCAGGAATTAAACTAGGAACTAAACCTAATACAGGTATTCCACATTTCATAGATTCTAATGGGTATGTTCCATAAGCACTTGTCTCATCAATCCATACTGATAAACAAGATTCTTCCAACCCGGTTGAAAATTCTTTTTCTGTTAGACTTCTCATATCTCTGAAGGTTACCCATCTATATTGAGGAAATTTAATGTAGAATGTTTTAATTAAGTTAACCGTATCTCTTTGGTCTCTTGAATGTACTGTAATGATTGGTTTTGCGGGTAAGGTTTGAGGTTTAAAACTATCAGAAATGTATGGAGTTAAGATATCAAAAGATATGTTTCTCATAACACTTTCGATTTGTTCTTTTTGTTTGTTTGATGTTGTTATACATTTTAAAAATCCTAAGTCACTCCAAGATTGTCCTGGCTGTAACGTTTCTAACATATGGTCGTATGATTGACATAATACAATTTTACCACAAGGTAAATTGTTAACTTGAGACATAACAAAACCGTATAGTTCCGGGATGATAATTAAGTCTTCCGGAGAAACATCTAAATTCTGACCCTCAATTGATTTATGTGGTATTACCATATATTCTTCACCTAACCATTCAGATACACCAGTGTAATCAGGAGTTTCGTGTAAAATAATTGGGTTATACCCGGCGTTTAATAATGATAACGCTAATCTATAGATGTAAGCAATAGATGCTTTAGCGTTACCTTTGGTGTCTTGAGCAATAAGATAAATTCTAGATTTCTTATTTTTCATATTCTCAATAGACAATTCTAATTTTGTAATTTGTTCTTGATTCATATTATATTTTATTTAGTAAGTTTTTATAAAGTAGCGTGTTAAACGCAATTTTAAATGGTATTGATAAATTGTTAGTACCCTTTGCACCTAATTGTTCATCAATCTCTTCCGGTTCGTCCATAATTATTTCCATCATTAATTTAACCGTTTCATATTTAATTATACTAATGTGGGTTGATTCTGTAATACCTGAGGTAACAACTTTATCCCCTTTAATTTGAACGTAGTCATCTATTTTGTCTAAATCCAAATAATAATTTTCACCTAATACTTTTAACATTATATTATTTTTGTTAATTCAAATTCTAATTCTTTAATTGTTGTTATAGAATTGTCTAATTTGATATGTTTATTGTATTCCGTTTGATATTGTATGATAATTTTATCATCCGGATGTTCTAATAATAAGGCGGGATTAGCCGTAAGTAAAACATCAATTTCGTCCCACATTGAATTTATTGTCATATTACTATAGAATTTTACTTTTTCTATCTGACAACCAAATTTTGATAAGAAGAATAACGATGATGGTTTTGACCTACCCATTTCATCAGACACAATTAATATGTCGTGATTATCTCTTAAATTTACGTATATCTCATTTAAATCATTGAAGGTTGAATATTCAGTTGATTGAGAGTGTCCAAAAATTTCCATAGGAAACTCCTCATATAAAAATGAATATAATTCTTCGTCCGTTTGGAACTTAAAATGATTTCTAAGATTTAAACTATCTACCGGTAGGGATATCTCATATTTAAAAGATTCTTCGTCTTCCAACCCCTCCGTCTTATCTATCATATATTTTTGATAGGTTTGTTCTATTTTATCTATTGTATTTCTTAATACTCCGTTAATCTCAATTGCTATTCTCATCCGGTTCGTTATCGTATTTACGTAATATCTTACTAATTAATGGGTTTCGTACAATATCGTTTTTATCTTTAAATTCAAACGTTGACACATAGTCATCATCTCTAAACTTTTCGATTGCGTCCCATAAACCACTGTGGGTTTTATTTTTATATTTGTCCGATTGTTCCACATCACCTGATATGAAGAATTTACTGTTAAACCCAATTCTTGTTAAAAGAAGTTTCATTTGACTTGGCGAGGCATTCTGACCTTCTTCAAATATTAGAATAGAATTATCAATATTCATACCTCTCATAAACGCTAATGCAAATACTTCAATAACTTCAATCTCTTTAAGTTTTTCACGAGATTCTTTTCCAATAATTTTATTTAATAAATAATATGATGGAAAAATATATGGGTCTAATTTTTCTTCTACGTTACCGGGTAGTGAACCTAATTTTTCTTCGGCTTCAACCGCCGGTCTAACAATGATAATTTTCTCATAAGGAGTTTTTGGGTCTGATAATAAATCAATTGCAGCTTTCATTGTTATGTAACTTTTACCAACGCCCGCTGGTCCGGAACAAACAGTAATTTCACTTTCAATTAGAGTATCGTAATACTTTTTTTGATTTACTGTTAAAAACTTTTCTTTAGTTTTTCTCCTGATGATTTGACCAATTAAATCTTTTTTACTTACCGGTTTACCGGTGACTTCCGGAGTCGGAGTTGTTGTTGGTTTTCTTTTTCTAGCTTCAGCCATTTTTTAATTATTGTTGTTTATAATATGTTAACCAATGTTCAATCATTTCGTCTAACATAGTTTCAAAGGTATAGTCGTGAGTCCATCCCGTTGCTTTTACTAATTTTGATGGGTCACCTTTTAAATTATGTAATTCTTCCGGTCTTAAAAACTTCTCATCTTGTTTCACATATAATTCCCAATCTAAATCTAATTTTCCAAAAACATACTCACATAGGTCTTGTACTGAATGTGATATCCCTGTTGCACATACAAAATCATCAGGTTTATCCAATTGAAGAATCTCCCACATTACTTTAACATAATCTTTAGCGTGTCCCCAATCTCTAGT